TATTAAATGATGACTGCTTGCTGATACCCATTGACCAGATTGCAACATATGGTGCTTCGATTCCATCGTCAACTAGTACGTTGCAGTAGAAGCGAAGACGGCCACGCCATCCTGCCTTTGGATCCTTGCGGTGCATCTCTTCTGCCCAGTCACGGCCTTCTGATTCCATTGTGTCTACAGCCTTACGCTTGTAGTCCTTTGGATTTACGTGCTCCTTAACAACAAGTGCTAGTCCACGCTTTTCATTATAGTTTGCAGAATCCTCATCGAGTTCTTCAATGAATCGAATCTTTACAGATTGACCGTCTGCAAGTTTAAGCCACTTTACTTTTGGCCCGTCGTTTTCGTACTTTGGTCTGTCGAGCAGGGCGTTGATGTTCTTGATTCCCTTTACAATGCTCATATTTTTCTCCTTTGTGTGTTTGTATTAGTTTAGCATAGACTCTATGGTTTTGTCAAACGAAGAACTTAAAGCCTTAATTTCTTCATCTGGCATATCGCCTATGTCTTTATATTTTGTGTTTAGTTGTACAACAGAAACACGAGAGCCAAGTTTTTCAATTATCCTGTCTTTCATATTTCCTCCTGCCTCATCATTATCTGCAATAACAAGTATGTTATTGAAATACTTTTGAAGCAATTCTATTTGTTTGCCTGATACATTAGCCCCAAGCGTTGCCACTGCAGGTATACCTAACTGGTCTAGCCTAATTACATCAAACGAAGACTCTACTACATATACTATATCAGATTTCTTTACACGATGCAAGTTAAAAAGTGTTTTGCTTTTTGGAAGACCTGGAGTATTTTTAAAATCTTTCCCCTCAATAGATCTTCCAACAAAACCAAGAGGCACTCCGTCTGGGCTATGGACTGGCACTGTAACCATGTCTTGCTTTTCAGAATACCCCAAAGAAAACTTTGACCATGACTGAGGAGTTAGTTTCCGATATTGAAAATAGTTTTTTGGTCTCTCAGAAGAGAGAAGATTATTGTGAAGACGCTTAATGATTAGTTCATCAAAAGGCTTGTACTGTTCTTCTTTTATCAAAGCACGATCAATTTCTACTGCAAGATTACTTTCTTTTTCTTTGCTCTTTATAAACCTTGCTGCTTCAAAGTATGTTCTTCCAGACGTGTGCATTACTAATTCTATCAAGTCTGCTGACTTCTGGCAAGAAAAACAAAAGAACATTCCGTTAGTCTTGTGAACTTCTCCTGCTGGTGTTCTGTGGTTATTATGAAATGGACAAAATATTATAAAGTCTGCATCTAGTTCTGACTCGATTGTTGTGCCTGATCCTGTAATGACTCGCTTGACTTGTTCGGCTGCATAAGGACTGGATTGGTTCCGTCTATTCCTGCTATCCATTCGCTCTTCCTTTTCCCTGCGTAAACTCCGTGTATAGATAATTCAAATTCAAAAAAGTCTTTACTACTATTATAGCGCAAAGTAAAGTCTGGGTCAAAGTCAATTCTTGGTACATAACCGTTTAACCTCATCTCTGAAACTAGTAGTCTGATATATTCTAACTTTAATCTTCCAAGCAGGGCATCGTCCTGTATCACGCCACTGATATAAAACTTTTTGAGTGGCTTATGGTGATAGAAATCTGGAGGAATATTCTCCTTATTTTTAGACATACCATATTATACCTACTTATCTTCAAAGTCTTTATATCTGTAGTATCCCTTGTCAAAGTCGCACTGGACCAAGAAGTCTCCCATGAATCCGTTACGGTTCTTTCTAAAGGCACACTCAATGATATCGCTATTTGTTCCACGTCCCAAAGCAAGGACCCAGTCTGCATCATAGGCAATCTGTCTAGACCATGCTGTCTGACCCAGCGTAGGTACTGTAGAAAGGTCGTTAACATCGTCTGGTGTTGCTGATGAGATAGCAATGATAGGAACCTCTTCACCAATAGCCATCAGTTTAAGTTCACGAGAAAGGTTCTTCATTCGTACCGTTTCATTATCTGACTTCTGATTAGGAGCCATCAACTGAAGGTAGTCAACGATTACGAAGTCTGGCTTGTACTGGTCAATCTTTCCACGAAGAACTGAAGGATTGATTTCTCCACCCTGATCATTTGAGATGATATGAAACTCTGGCTTACCTTGAAGATTTTTAGCATGCCATTCTTTTAGCATATCAATCTCAATCTCACCATTACTAATCTTACGATGTGACCAACGACCTTCACCCATAATTGTGAATACACGATTACGAACTTCTGTTTCTGACATCTCAAGTGATATTACAAGGGGGGTCTTACCCTGTTTCCAGGCCTGTACAGCGAAGTACAGGGCTAACCAAGACTTTCCTATACCTGGGTATGCCAAGAAGACTCCTAACTGCCCTGGCATAATTCCAGATGGCAAGTAGTTATCAAATCCTGGCAAGCCAGTCTTGATGCCGATATGTCCTAGGGCTTGTTGCTTCTTTACATTTTCAAAGTAAGCAATCGCAGACTCTAGATCTGTGACATCAATATCACGAATAGCAGCAGTATTCTTTTTTAACTCTGATGTTTTTGTAATCAGACCTTCCAAAGCCTTGCTGCCCTCACCCTGCTGAACATCTATTGCAGCAGACCTTAAAATATCTTTTAGACTATCTCGAAGATATTCTCCCTGCAACTCTTCAAGATGATGCTTTGTAGCACCAACACCTGGCACTGGATCAAAGTCACGAAACTTTTCTCTTACTAAATCTACAGGTGGTAGCGAAGAATTATTTTCAAAATAAAGTCTAACAAAATTCCAAATGTCTCCATGAGTTCTTAAAAGATTATCTACGTTTGCCTGTAGTAGTACATGGATCTGTTTATCTTGAAGAACTGCAGTAATTAGTTTTGACTCTGTATTATTCACTTAGCCACTCCTTTGCCATTCTTCTACGCTCTGCTCTCTCTTGGTTGTCTTTAACTTTATCTTTTTGTGCCTGTAATATTTTTTCTGCATTGTATGCAAAGTAGTTCCATGAAGGATTCTCTGCAACTGAAAAGTAATACTCAAGTATATCGTAGCATCCTGGCAGTGTGTATGACTCTACAAGGGCATCTGAAGCCCACTGCTCTACGTTTAGGTTAAGGGATGGCTTTGATTCGTACCTTGCGGTATGATACTTGCTGTATCTTGAAAGCAAAGCCATGCGGTCTTTGCGTTCAGCCATTACTTCTCTTCAGCCTCGCTTTGTGCTTCTAAAATCTTTGCTGTTAGTTTATCTTCAACAAACTTATACACACGCTCAAAAGCCTGATCTGGAGTTTCTCCATTACGTCTTGAATCTACAACACCAAGATCAAGTCTTAATGATTGAAAGTTTCCAAGGTTGAGTGTGTACCCTAGTGTAACAGATACCTTTGTCTCTTCGTTTTCCATTTTATACCCTTCGTTAAATAGATTCATTCCAAATTGGAACAAACCGTCCATCTTCAGTTCTTCTATAAGTAAGTATACCATCGCCCATTCTTCGTGTCAACTCTTGCTTACTAGGCGTAATATCGTTTGTGATTAACTTATCTTTTCTTGGTCTACCAATATGGTATGAAGCAAGTATATCACGTATCTCTTTTACTTGCGATTCTGAATAATATGATCTAACTCGAAATCCTCTAGCCCCACCCTTTTGAGAACCAGTAGGAAACGGAATGACTCCTCGTTTCATTAGTGATGGCATATACTTTTTGTGACGATTAACTAAATCAGCAGTCTGACCAACTGTGTAGGCTCGTTCTCTTTTATTTTTAAAATCACTAATTAAACAACTTTCAATTTGATCTTTAGTAATATTATAAACAGACATAATTCCATTAGACTTATTTAGGTGGTGAATTCTAACAAGATCACCATTTAAAAACCAAACCTTTTTATTCCCTGGAATTACAGGGAGGACATTGTAGCCTTCGCTCTCAATTGTTCCTTTTTTAATAGCCACTTGCCCTCCTGAGAATTACTAGGTGGATGGAAAAATACTCTTGCTCCACAAGACATACAGTAAACTTCTAGATTGTTAATCTCTGAATATTGCCTATCAATAAACATTCGCCCATTACATTTTTTACAAGTCATCATTAGTTAGGGATTCCAATTGCAATAAAGTTAATTCCAACACTAGTAATTCCACCAATGTTGAATTTAACTGAACCCTCTAGGCTTGAAGTGGTTACGCTAGAAAGTGTTACTACTACATCTTTTCCAGCGTCTGATGCAGTTCCAGTGCTAACTGGACTTGCAGTTACAATAGGTGTAAACTTAAATTCAGTTGGAAAAGAGTAAGAAAACTTTAATGTTGATCCAGCAGTTTGGTTTGTACCGTTTGTAACCTGTACATAGCCACCTATTACTCTTGCTTCTGATGTCTTTACGCTTTGCTTTCCTGCGTTTGGAGTATCTACTGTAACATACTTATTTACAGACGTAGATGCCTGGGTTGATAAATCATTAACAGCCTTAACAATCTGATAAATGTATGTAACATCTAGTGGCTGGCCTCGCTCTGGTACAGGTAATATTGCCATAATACAATTATACCAGACTGACCGTTCCAGAATCATAAATCTCTAAGTCTGGATTTAGTTCTGGTTTGATTGATGATGCTTGCACTACTACTCTAACTGAGGTTGTTCCAGTTTTTGAAAACAAATAGGATGTTTCTCCAGTAGTTGTTTTATAGATTGGCGAAGAAGAGTCAAACCCTATAAAAATATCATATAGAATCTGTGCAGATGACTCTCCAGTAGACCAACCTACCTGTATTGTGTTTGATACAGGGTCTGGCTTTGTAAATCCAATCCCAGTTGAAACTGCTCCAGATTGTACAGCAAAGTTTGAAGAGTAAGCGGATTTTCTATTTTTATCTTCAGCAACAATTCGGAACCTAATAATTCTGTTGTTATCTCCTGTAACTTTTTTTAGCAGGTCTTTTTTAATAACAACATTCTTAATTCCAGGATCTGGTGTAATTGCCATGGCTAAACGTCCAATGCAAATCTAAACTCTATATAGTTTGTAGTATTGGCTGATTTTATAATTGGTCTAGACTGTACATTTTTAATTACAGAGTAACCAGTCATTCCATACAAAGAGTTCACTGCTGTAGTATTTTCAAGTCTTAAAGCATCTAGACAAACATAAAAAGAATCAGACGGAAGATTATTCTCAGTGATGCAAACATATATCTTTGCTGTTGAAACATCTGCCCAACTAAATCTCAAACTCTTGTCTAGTTCTTGG